CTTTGGTGTAAAATCCTCAGATGCAAGACTACAACGCCCCGAATATTTAGGCGGTGGTCGCCAACCGGTAGTTATATCAGAAGTACTATCTACGGTATCAGATTCAGCAATTCAGGACTTCCCACCACAGGGAACAATGACAGGACACGGAATAAGCGTCGGAACAACAAACAGGTTCAGTAGAAGCTTTGAAGAACACGGATACGTACACGGAATTATGTCCGTACTTCCACGTACAGCATACCAGCAAGGAATAGATAGACACTGGCAAAAAGGAGACAAATTTCAATACTTCTGGCCAGAATTCGCACAGATCGGAGAGCAAGAAATACTAGGACGAGAAATTCTTTACGATTTCGACGACCAAGCCTATAACATTTCAACTTTCGGGTATGCCCCGAGATACTCCGAGTACAAATGGAGCAAATCAATAGTAGCTGGAGACTTTACAAACACACTAAACTTCTGGCACATGGGTAGAATCTTCACAGGTTCACCACCAGTACTAAACGATGAATTCATAACATCGAACCCAACAAATAGGATATTTGCAGATCAATCAGGAACAGATACCCTATGGGTTCAAATCTATAACAAAGTGACAGCGGTTAGACCAATACCATACCATAACGAACCAAGATTAATGTAGTGACCAAGGCGTTGATCATGTTCGCAATCTGTGGAGCCTGCGCCTGTACGGTGCAGGTAACGCAGGTTATAATCAAACAAGACAAAAACACAATAATCATGACGAAAGAAAAACGATCGAAAAAGACCAAAAGAACCTTCATAGGACCAGTAAATTACGACTACGAATTACATCAGGATGCAGAACAAATAAAAGGAGAGTCGATGACAGTCCCCGGTGAAGCGCTATCAGTAAAAGAGATTCTGGAAATGCACACCAAAGGACTTACGCTTCCGTCAAGGTCAATGCAATACGATGGCACAGATGATGAGATCGATAAAATGCCAGAGACAGACATAACCAGAGATCCAGACTTCGACTTAGCAGACGCAACAATGATGAAAGATACACTCGAGGAAGAACTCGAAAACAAAAAGCAGCAAAAGCGAGAAGAAGCCAAGCAAAAAGCAAGAGAAGCAAAGGCAAAAGCCAAAGAAAAAAGCGACGAAGGAGCGGAGCCCTCGAAGAGTGATAGCCCTCAACCGCAGGGCGACGGAGAACAGGAATAAGTTTACGCATGACTAAAAGCAGTCGCACAAGTAAGAGAGGCCATCACGATTGAGATGGCCTTTTTTGATGTCAAAAAAGAAGGAGGTAGTGCCGACTCATCTAAGCTCTATACTATACTTGACAATAATAGAGCTAGATAACACACTATTTCAAATTATATCACTACATTTGGAATATAAAACAGTCAAAACAATGTCTAAAACCTTAAAATCAAACAAAAATGCCACTACCACTAGCCGCCATAGGCGCATTCTTAGGAAAAGCAGCACCTTTTATAGCATCAGGAATATCCGCAATTGCACAAAGAGGATCACAAAGACGCTTAGCACGACAACAAAGAAGAAACATTGTACAGCAACAAGCGCACAATTTAGAATTAGCAAAATATACGCACGGATTAAACAGGGAGCAGATTCAAGAAATGAACAGATACAATGCACCGGCTCAACAAATGCAAAGATTCAAGGACGCTGGTCTGAATCCTCACTTAATTTACTCCAAAGGCACTTCTGGTAATCAGGCACAAATAGCACAATACCAACAAAACGCAACGGACTTCATGCAACAACAACCCGGAAGACTTCCCGGAGCAGAATTCCAAGCGGCACAACAGACCTACCAGCAAATGCGTCTAAATGACGCTCAGATACGGCAAGCAAATGCGAACGCAAAAATCGCTGAAAACAACGCAGGATTCTCAGATTGGTGGAACACCCCAATCGAAGGAGTTCGAACAATGGGACCAGATGGAGAATATACACGTACGACAGCATCGCCTAGACAAGCTTACGAGGAAACAAGATTTCAAAAAAACAGAGAAGCAGTGGCAAATGCGATTCTTGGAAAGGAAACAAAAGAACAAACAAACATAAGATTAGCATTCGAGGCAGAGCTCGCGACATTAGGATTCACAAAATCAGATCATGTACTCTTGAGAATGTTCTTACAACAAAAAGAAGCAAGAGATGGATTTCAATCAGTAGTGAATAACTTGGGACAATACATATCAGAATTCCTTAATTGGATTCAAAACAAATAGTTGGTGCAGTTAATTTGTCCTTCGGTGACAAGACCGAGAACGTCGTGGAGACACCTATAAAATCAATTAAACAGTTAAACAAATGACAGACGAACAAATCGCAAAAAGAGTAGAAACAATGCCACTAGAAAAACTTCAGGAGCATCTAAAACTAGTACAAGCACGAGAGCTATTACTGGATAAAGAATTACAATCCGCACGTAGAGAAATAGAACTTGTCCAACGAGCAGTAACCTTAAAAAAGGCAAGGGTTCAAGCCTAAGATTGGACCAAAAACACAATTAAAAATGGCACATTATAGACGTAGAAGAAGAACAAGAAGAAGCTACAACAGAGCAAGAAAGAGAAGATTAGGATTCAAGCAGAAAAGATCAAGAAGAAGATATTACACCGTGTCTAGAGGCGGTATAAGACTCTAGGAAAGTAAAACAAAACAAAACAGTCAAACAATGAGTTGTATAAATCCAATAACAATTAATTCAAAAAGATCAGGCAAAATTCACGTTGCATGCGGAAAATGTGAGTTTTGTTTGACTGGAAAGCGGGTGCAATGGACCGTACGCCTTAAAGAGGAATTACGCGGTTCAGCATCTGCTTTTTTCATCACATTGACATACGAAGAAGATCAAATGCCAATGTCAGAGCATGGAATACCAGAGGTAAGCAAAAACGATATTCAGCTATTCATGAAAAAGCTGAGAAGGGCAGATGAAAGAGCGAAAGAAGACCTAAAAAAGTTAAAGGAGGACAGCAAAGCCTTAAAAGAAGCGAAAACGAAATATGGTTTCGAATACGATCCTTTCTTCGATTCAACGTTAGACAGGAAGCTAAAGTACTTCTTAACCTCAGAATATGGACCACAAACCCAACGCCCACACTATCACATGGTACTTTTCAATCTAACACCGGTGATGCAAAACAAATTAGAAAAATACTGGAGCACATTCGATCGGAAAACGAGCTTACGAATCTCAAAAGGTTTCGTAAAAATAGATCCAGTGACACATGGGAGGCTACATTATGTAAGCAAATACATAACAGACCCACAGCCAGAAATCGATTTAAAGCGTTCTAAGCCATTTAGGCTAATTTCTAAGGGTATAGGCCAGAACTACATAGATCGTGCATTAGAGTATCATCAAAAGACGTTAAACGACTATATAGTACAGGACGGTTATAAACTCCCAATCCCTCGTTATTTAAGAGAGAAATTATTCAGCAAAGGAGAAAGAGAAGGATTAAATTATAGAAAGAGAGAGCATCAGGCAGAGCAATACAAAAAATACCTGAAAGAACTAGAAAAAAGATGGCCGGGTCAATCAGGCAAAAAAGAGATTGAGGCAATAGAACACACTAGATTATTAAAAGAACAAAAAGCGAAACACAATAAACCAACTTCATTATGAGCGTTTTTGACACAGTTAGGATCAGAAAACCAAGAAAATCAAGATTCGACCTATCACACGAAAGAAAAATATCTTTTAACATGGGAGAACTAATTCCAATTCTCCTCGAGGAAGTAGTACCAGGCGACAAATTCAAGGTGAAAACCGAAACAATGCTAAGGATGGCGCCAATGCTAGCCCCAATCATGCACCGAGTAAACGTATACGTACACTACTTTTTCGTACCAAATAGAATAGTAAATCCTGATTGGGAAGATTTCATAACCGGAGGAACAACAGGAGAGGTAAATCCCGGATTCGACGGTGTATTAATAAGTGATGCGACTAGGGCATCATTCGCTGTAGGAACAATACCAAACTACATGGGATTACCAGCAGTACCAGATTCAGGTCAATTAACAGCAGGACAGACAGTAAACAGGATGCCATTCGCTGGTTACCAATTTATATACAATGAATATTACAGGGACCAAACGCTGTCACCTGAAGTAGACATAACTTCAAGCGATCCGGCAGTAATATGTCAAAAGCAGTTTAGAGCTTGGGAAAAAGACTACTTTACATCAGCATTACCATTCCCACAGAGAGGAGCTGATGTAGAACTTCCAGCAAACATAGAATATGGAGCACCAGTAGCAGTAAAAGAAGCAGATGGATCAAACGCAGTTGCAGGTGCAAACTTAGAAGTAGGAGGAGATCCGGACAATTTCCTAATACAATCAGGAGGCGGATCAGGTCAGGTTTACTTCGAAGACGTAATACAATCGTTGGGAATAACAGTGGAAAATCTAAGACAAGCCACATCTCTGCAAAGATGGTTAGAGAGAAACGCAAGAGCAGGATCACGTTACACCGAACAGATACTATCCCACTTTGGTGTAAAATCCTCAGATGCAAGACTACAACGCCCCGAATATTTAGGCGGTGGTCGCCAACCGGTAGTTATATCAGAAGTACTATCTACGGTATC